AAAAAAACAAAAAATGGCAAACGAAACTAAAAAATCATTAGTTGAAGAGGCACTACTACAAATGAAAAATTTGGAGGAAGCCGTAACAGAAAACGCAAAAGGAATACTTGCTTCTACTATGAAGGAAGAAATCAGTGAATTAGTAAAAGAATCGCTCTCTGAGGAAGAGGAGGTTGACGCAGTCGAAATGGAAGAAGGTTCAGAAATGGAAAAAGAGTCAGAAATGGCTGAACAAGAAATGGAACTCGACATTGAAGACGAAGTAGAAGATGAAATGGACATAGAAATGGACATGGATTCTGATGAAGATTCTGAATTAGACATGGAAATGGATGACGAGGAGATGGACATGGATGACGTAGAAGATATGTTAGACATGGACTTACCTGGTGATGAAATGGAAGTGGATGGTGAAGAGGAAATTCTTTTACCTCTTGATTTAACAGGAGCATCAGACGACGAAATCTTAAGGGTTTTCAAAGCTATGGGTGAAGAAGATGGAATTATCGTTTCTCAGGATGGTGATGAAGTTACACTTAAAGATGATGAGGCTGACGTTGAATATAAAATCCAAATGGAATCAGAAGATAAAGAGGAAGAAATGTACGAAAGTGACATGGAAGAAGAAATGTACGAAAGTGACATGGAAGAAGAAATGGACGAAGTTGTTTACGAACTCGAAGTATCTGAAGAAGACGATATGGAAGAAGGGTATAAAGAAGAGGAAATGGCTGAAGGTCAGGGTTATGATGACCGTGAAGACGAAAGATTGGCAATGAAGCATGGTAAAATGGCTGACAAGGATTTAGATTCTATGAGGGCAAGAAGAGACGATGCTGATTTTGAAGTTAGAGAAGAAGATGACATGGAAGAAGGTGAAGCTACTGAAGGTATGGTGAGAAGTCACGCTGCTGGACAGAAAGCATCTTCTAACAAATCTAAAGGTTTACCAAAACCACACTCAATCCCTAATAGAGCTCGTTATAACGAGTCTACAAAGAAAGAGATTCAACAACTTAGAGAAAAGAATGAAGAGTACCGTAAGGCACTTAACATCTTTAAAGAGAAGTTGAATGAGGTTGCAGTATTCAATTCTAACTTGGCTTACGCTACACGTTTGTTTACAGAAAACACTACCACTAAGCAAGAAAAAATCAATATCCTCAGAAGATTCGATTCGGTAGAAACATTGAAAGAATCAAAAGGACTATATAAAACTTTGAAAGAAGAATTCGATGGCAAGTCAGCAAATACAATTTCAGAATCTATGTCTGAAAAAGTATCTAAGACACCTGTTAAAGGTTCATCTTCAAATCTTATAGAGTCTAAGACATATGAGAATCCACAGTTCATGAGAATGAAGGATTTGATGTCAAAAATAATTAAATAAAATAAAACTTAAAATTAAAAATTACTAAAATGGGAGCATTATTAGAATCAGGTCTTGTAGGTAACATTGGGTTAAAACACCTAAAAGTTATCAAAGAAGACACAATCAACAAATGGGACAAGTTAGGTTTCTTAGATGGCTTGAAAGGTCACTTGAGAGAAAACGTAGCACAATTATACGAAAACCAAGCGTCTCACTTAATTAACGAAGCAGCAAACGCTTCTGACTCAGGTTCATTTGAAACTGTAGTCTTTCCTATCGTTAGAAGAGTATTCTCGAAATTACTAGCTAACGATATTGTATCAGTACAAGCAATGAACTTACCAATCGGTAAATTGTTCTACTTCGTACCTAAAATCCAGAACAGAAACAATGATGGAACACACGTAAAACCATACGGTGCACCAGGTGGTCCAACTGAAACAGATTCAAACTACGATGGTGGTAAGAATTTGTACGACCGTTTCTACGAAGGAGAAACTCCAAATTCAGACCCAGCAGGTCTTTTCGATTACTCGAAAGGTGCTTACTCAGCTATCACAGCTGATTTAGCAAACGTAAGATGGGTTAATGGTGTATTATCAGGTGGTACACAAGCTGATAATTTCTACACAGGTTCAACACCAGCTGGAGGTTTCAGACAAGTATTGGTTAAATTATCAGGTTTCCAATCAGGAGGTGCTGGTAAATTAATCGGTCCTGATGGTCAAGAAATGGATACTGAAGAATTCTTAGCTTCTTTAGAAGTTTTTGAAGGTTCAACTTACTACAACTTTAATGTGGTAACACAGAAGTATGGTGAAGGTATCGTTCAGTACGGTGCTGAAGCATCAACTAACTTCCCTGGTGGGAAATATGACGATATCTGTAACGCAGCAGGTGAAATCTACTTATCTGTAGATGTTTCATCTCCAGCGGCTATGGGTTCTCAGTCTTTAGACGGTTACACAGGTACTACATTTACTGCTGTACCAGCATTCGACGCAACATACAGAATCTACAAAACGTTAGAATTTGAAGATGCAATTGGTGAAGTTTCTTTCGACCTTGAAGCAGTTACTGTTTCTGTAACAGAAAGAAAATTAAGAGCACAATGGTCTCCAGAACTAGCACAAGACGTTTCTGCATTCCACAACATCGATGCTGAAGCTGAATTAACAGCTTTATTATCTGAGCAAGTGGCAGCGGAGATTGACCGTGAAATCTTAAGAGACTTGAGAAAAGGTGCGGCTTGGTCATTACGTTGGGATTACAACGGATGGAAGAGAGTATCTAATGGTTCAGTTAACTATAACCAAAAAGACTGGAACCAAACGTTGATTACTGCAATTAACCAAATCTCGGCTCAAATTCACAAATCAACTCTTAGAGGTGGTGCTAACTGGATTGTAGTTTCTTCTGAAATTTCAGCAATCTTTGATGACTTGGAATACTTCCACGTATCAAATGCGGCACCAGACCAAGACCAATACAACATGGGTATTGAGAGAGTAGGTACGTTATCAGGTAGATATCAAGTTTACCGTGACCCTTACTTCCCACCTAACACTGTATTGATGGGACATAAAGGTTCTTCTTTATTGGATACAGGGTACGTTTACGCACCATATGTACCATTACAGTTGACACCAACTATGTATAACCCATTCAACTTTACACCAATCAAGGGTATCATGACTAGATACGCTAAGAAAATGGTTAATAACCGTTTCTATGGTGTTATTACAGTTGATGGTGTTAGAACGTTCGA